CGATGACCCTGATCGCAAAAGCATCGGCTGGGAAGTCCACGAATACGCCCGGAGAATCATTGACGGCGAAATTGAGGACCCGGCCTGGTATGCAAAAATCTATTGTGCCGATGAAGATGACGATATCTTTAATGAGACGACTTGGTATAAAGCGAATCCGAGCCTGGGGCACACAATAGACATCGAAGCAGTGCGCCAGGAAGCTATTGGCGCCCGGAACGACGAGGCAAAGGAAAAACTTTTCCGCTGGCTACGGCTAAATCAGTGGGTGGCGCTTAAAACGTTGACCTGGCTGCCGCTTTCCCTCTGGGATCAAACCGTTGGCGAGTGGGGCGTTGAGGACTTGGCCGGCAAAAGGTGTTATCTGGGATTGGACCTTGCGAGCACCATTGACCTGACAGCGGCCGCCCTGCTCTTCCCGCCACAGGAAGGGATAGACGACTGGCGGGCCATCTTTGAAGCCTGGATTCCGGCAGAGAAAATGAAGGAGCGAATGAAGCGCGATAAAGTGCCCTTTGACCGCTGGGTAAAGAATAAATTCCTGCACGCTACCCCGGGCGATGTCGTTGACTATGACTTCGTAAAAGCCCGGATCGAGGCCATGGCAAAACAGTATGATGTCAAATATCTCTGCACCGACCCTTGGAACTCCCGGATGCTGACACAGCAGTTGGCGAAGGCAGAGATTGAATCTCTGGAAGTGCCGCAAACAATCGCCGGCATGTCCCCAGGGATGAAAGAAATCGAGCGGCTGCTCCGCATCGGACGCTTGACCCACGAGAAAAACCCCGTCGCCCGCTGGTGTTTCGGAAATGTGGTAATAGCCGCAGACGGCAACGAAAATATTAAGCCGATGAAAAACAAGAGTGCCGACCGGATCGACGTAATGGTGGCGCTTATTAACGCTATGAATATCGCTATCAGGCAAGAGGACAGCGACTTTGTTTACAACTATCGCGGGATGAGAAGCCTGCTCTAAAGGTGGTGGTATATTGAACATATTCCAAAAGTTCCGATTTGTGTTCTCCAACAGCTTTGACGATCTGGTCCACAAATTCCTGATCGGTGAAGAAGTTGTCAACGTCCCGGCAGGCCCGGTAACCGCCACAACCGCAATGAAATACACGGCGGTTTTTTCGTGCATCCGGGTGTTGGGTGAGACTTTCGCATCGGCGCCGGCCAAGCTCTACCGCAAGGTCACAGACGATGAGCGGGAATCCCGTAACGACCTGGCCGTTTACGACATCCTGCACAACGCGCCGAATGATGAAATGTCGCCGTTCAACTTTAAGGAGGCCTGCATGATAGCGCTGAACACCGGCGGCAATGCCGTATGTGAGCGCCTGGTGGACCGACGCGGCGGCCTGGTGGGTCTCTACCCCTACCAGTGGCAGCAGGTTAAAATCGACCGTGACCCGGAGACGAAGAATCTGCAGTACAAGATCAGCGACGGGATTAGCACCAAGCCGGAAAAGGAACTGGGCCGGAAGCAGGTTTTCCACGTCCCCGGAATGTCGGTTGACGGCGTGATCGGCATGTCACCCATCGAATACGCGGCAAACGCTATCCGCCTGGGGCGCAGCTATGAAGAATTCGGCAATCAGATGTTCAGAAATGCGGCAATCCCCTCCGGCGGCTTCTCAACCGACGGAACCCTGAACGAATCATCGTTTCAGCGGCTAAAGAAGGAAATCAACGAAAATTATACCGGCATGAAAAACACGGGCAAGCCCATGCTTCTTGAAGGTGGCCTGAAGTTCACACCATTCACCGTGAAACCAATCGACGCGCAGCTGATCGAAAACAAGAAATTTCAAATCGAGGACATCGCCCGAATTTACCGGGTGCCGCTACACCTGATCCAGAACCTGGACCGCGCCACGAACAACAACATCGAGCATCAATCGCTGGAGTTCATCATGTATACGATGTTGCCCTGGTTTAAGCGCTGGGAGGAAAACATCAACATGCAGCTCCTGACCCCGGCGGAGCGGCGGGCCGGCTACTATGTAGAATTTGACCTGCGCGGGCTGCTCAGAGGTGACCAGTTGAGCCGGTCCCGGGCCTACGCTGTTGGCCGCCAGTGGGGATGGCTGTCAGTGAATGATATCCGCAAACTCGAAAACATGCCGCCTATTGAAAATGGCGATATCTACCTGGAACCTCAGAATATGCGGGAAGCGGGCAGCGAAGCTGAGCAGAAGATCGAAAACATAGCAAAAGAGCTTTACAAAATGATCAAGGAAGGAGGCACTGTAGCTTGAGTAGATTCTGGAACTTTATCAAAAACGAGGCGGGCGACGTTGAACTCCGAATATCGGGCGAAATTGTAAGCGATGATGACGCCTGGCTTTATGAGTGGTTCGGCATTGCGCATACATCCCCGAACTCTTTCCGGGAAGAACTGGCTGAATTCAAGGGCAAAGACATTACCGTCTGGATTGATTCCTGGGGCGGCGACGTGTTTGCCGGGGCTGGTATCTACAACGCACTGATGGAGCACAAAGGCAACGTAACCGTAAAAGTTGACGGCAAAGCCGTATCTGCCGCGTCGATTATCGCCATGGCTGGCACGGAAGTGTTGATGAGCCCGGCCAGTATCATGATGATCCATAATCCATGGACCCGGCAGGCTGGCGAAGCCAAGGACATGAGGAAAGCCGCTGAAGTCCTGGATGAAGTAAAAGAGGCCATCATTAACGCTTACGAAATCAGAACAGGCCGGTCCCGCGAAGAGCTTTCCGAACTCATGGACCGTGAAAGCTGGATGAGCGCAAAGACCGCCGTCGCTGAAAAATTCGCCGACGGAATCCTCTACATTGAGGACCCTGAACCCGTTGAAAACTCTTACAGTTTAAGCGGTCTGGCAATTCAGAACAGCGTCGATGATGCCATGAGAAAGTTTTTTGAAATGTATCACCAGCAACAAAAGCAAGATTCTCCCCCCGCCAATCCCCCGGACCCTCGGGCGATTAATAAAAGGCGCGTCAATGTGCGCGAAAAATCACACAGGAGGTATCAAACGCATGGATAAGCTCCAAAAACTTATTGCCAGGAATGACGTGCTGTTGAAAGACATGCGCGCCCTGGCCGATAAGGAGACCCTCACCGAAGAAGAGGTTAAGAATTACGAAGAGATGGAAGCCGAGTACGACAAGAATGAGAAGGAGATCACCCGCTTAAACGCTCTGGCCGACCGTGAAGCGAAGGCCCGCGAGCCCGTGAACACCCCCGCGGTGACGGTGGTGAATGAACCGATGCCGAAGCCGTTTAAATCCCTGGTGCAGCAGCTGCACTGCATAAAGCAGGCGGCCCTAGGCAACGGTATCGACCCCCGCCTCTCCAAACTGCAGGAGATTCAAAACGCCCTGGGCGGAAACGTCGGTGTGGGCCAGGAGGGCGGCTTTGCCGTTCAGACTGACTTTGCCGGGATGCTGATGGATTCCGCCGCTAAGGCCGGACAAATCCTGCCCCTGGTGGACAGCTACGAAGTGACCGACGGATCAAACTCCGTCAAGTGGATCGACATCGACGAGGATGACATATCCACGACTGTATTCGGCGGCGTCCGTGTCTACTGGGCGGCCGAAGCCGCGACTGTTGCCGCGTCGCACCCGAAACTGAAGGAAAAGGAAATGAAGCTGGAGAAGCTCATGGGCGTCGCCTACGCGACCTATGAACTCGAAAGTGATTCCAGCTTCGTCAACGAGCTTTACACCCGCGCCTTCTCGCTGGCCATTCAGCGCACCCTTGAAGGCACCATCGTCGCCGGCGACGGCGTAGGCAAACCTCTGGGCTTCCTGAAGTCCGGCGCCCTGGTTGTCATCGCCAAAGAAACAGGGCAAAAGGACGACACAGTTATCTGGAAAAACCTTTCCAAGATGTATCACCGCATCCTGGATAAATCCAAAGGCGTATGGCTGATGCACCCCGATGCAGCCGAACAGCTTGACTTCCTAGAGTTTCCTGTTGGCACAGGCGGCGTGCCTGTTTACCTGCCCGCTGCGGCTGCTGGCAGCATCGACACCCTGCGCGGCAAGCCGATTGTGGAGAGCGATCACTGCTCCGCTTTGGGCGATGCGGGTGACGTGAACTTCGTGGACCCGTCGCAGTATATGCTGGCCTACAAGGGCGGCGTGGATGCAGCCACCTCGATCCATGTCCAGTTCCTGACCGCCGAGAACTGTTTCCGCTTCATCTTCCGCGCTAATGGTATGCCGAAAGTGAACAAGAAGCTCACCATCAAAAATTCGAGCAACCAGCGCTCCCCATTCGTGACGCTGGGTGCCCGGTAGTTTAAAAAAATCTAACAAGGAGGAATAAACGCATGTTCACAAAGTTAGTTGAACGCTTCCGTTCTCGCGTTTTGCTTGCGCCCCAGACCACAGCGTCCGGGGCCGAGGCATATGCAGCCCCCACCCCGGGGGTAATGGGCATCGTCATCCGCTGCATCGCCAAAATGGGCAATGCTGCCGACCTGGTGCTGTCGCTAAAATATGCCGATAACACCACCGGCACCAACGCCACCGCCTACCCGGTAAATGTGCCGATTTACGTCAACGGCGTAAAGCAGGACAACGGCAAGGCGCACACCGTCGATGATGCAACCGGCGACTTCATTGTTGACTTTTGCATCGACCCGGCGACGGTGCCTGATGGCAAACTTGTTGGCGTGGCCTACGCGGACAGCAATGCCGGCAACCTCTTAACCACCATGATCGTTGAGGATGTCGCCTACAAGCCGACCCCGAGTTAAGCACGAAGGGCCGCCTCTTAGCCGGGGCGGCCTCAATTCAAAGCGGAACCACCGCTATAAACCCTAATGGGTATGGAGAAAGGAGAATGTTAAATGCCAGTTGCAAATGTGGGATCTAGATGGGAAGACGGCAACTTGGTTTTTTATTCCAAAATCGATGGGCAGGAGATCCTGATCTTTGACGCGGAGGAAGGGAAGCTGGTCCTGCCTGACGGCTCCGGCATCGAAGCAGACGGTGATGCTTTTATCGTCACCGAACCTGATGGCGAAACTATCGAGGTTAAGAACGATAAGTTACAGACAAAGGGCGCAGATGGTGACGTCACCCTTAATGAAGGCGAGGACGACGAGGTCACTCTCACCATTACCAACGGTCTGATCACCAAGATCGAGGGCGGTGAATAACCATGGCCGTCACCCTTCTCTCCGGCCCTATCCCCCGCTATATCGGCACCAAAACCGAGCGGACCGGCATGGACCCGTTGCCAGTAATCGGCGCTGAGTATTTCGAGAGCGATACCGGCCTGACATATATCTACTGCGGGACCGACTGGACCCTGAAGCTATACCCGGCAACGGCACCCGAAAGCGGCGCATAAAGGCGGTGATGACATGGCCCTGAAGCTGATCGAGGCGCCGGAAATCGAGCCGGTGACGGTAGACCAGGCGATAAGGCACTTAAACGAATACGCGGAACCGGTCGATGAACCGGAACCCGAAGATCCAGAGGGCGAAGAACCCGAAGGCGAACAGGAACCCCCGGAAGAGCCTGAACCCGTGGACGCGCTGCGGGAACACATTGCCGACCTGATCGCCGCCGCCCGGGAATCCTGCGAAGAATACCAGAACCGCGCCTATCTTACACAAACATGGGAACTCTGGCTCGATTGCTGGCCGCCGATTATCACCATCCCCCGCCCGCCGCTGCAGAGCATTGAATCAATTAAGTGGTATGACACGGCCAACGTGGAGCACACCATTGAAGCGGCGGACTACTTTGCCGACGTGAACAGCGAACCGGGCCGTGTCCTGATGAACCCCGGCAAGTCCTGGCCCTCCGGCATCCGCCCGGCAAGTGGCATCTGCATCACATTCAAAGCCGGACACACTGAAGCCGCCAATGTCCCCCGGCGCGTCAGGCAGGCGATCCTCCTTCTCGTTGCCGAGTGGTATCTCAACCGTGAAGCAACGAGCCTGACCGGGAAGGGCGGCGTGGAGAAATTCAACCGCGAGATTCCTTTCGGCGTGACTCGCCTGCTCGATTATGACAGGGTGGTGCCGGTATGATCAAATCTGGAGAACTACGGCACCGCGCCGAAATCCTGAAGCCCAAAGCAGGCACGAACACCACCGGCAACCCGAAGGAAGAATACGAAACCTTCAAAACAGGCGTCCCCGTCGGATTCCAGAAAGCCCCCTGGGGGCGAGAATTCTGGGAAGCGCAGGCGCTGCATGGCGTGAGCGTCCGGCGCCTGATGATGCGCTACATGCCCGGTATCCGGGAGGACATGTTGATCAAGGTAAACGGCAGGACATACTCAATCATCCCGCCGATTGACAACGTGGCCGATTTGAACCGCGAACTGGTGCTTATTGTTAAAGAGGTGATCTGATGAAGTATCCCGTTATAAAGCGATTTACCTGCAAGCTGGACAGCCGCCGGTATAAACCCGGCGACACATACGAAACGAGCGACCCCGAGAGGGCCGCTTTTTTGATCGACATGGGGCGGATC